CCGTGATTGCAAAGGCTAACGCCATCGTTTCCATTGTGTAACGTGCCGTAAAAGTTTCTTGAGCTTCGTCATAAGATATGCCTTGCCCTTCCGCTTTTACTTGTGCGTTTGCGAATCCAGATAACATTACTTCCTCTTCGAAAGCTCTGTCACTTGATTCAGTTACGTAGATTTCAGATGACTGATTCTCGTAACGTTTGTATTCCAGACCAAATAGTGCATTTAGACCTGGTTCTAGTTCTTTAACTAGCTGTGCTCGTGATATTGCCATGTTCTATATACTCCTATTATTATGATTGTAATTCAATCAGGTTTGGAACAACTACTACGGAGGCATAAGCAGCAGTAATATCCGAATTTGAAGGATCTTCTGCTGATCTTAATAATCTCCATGAGGCTGCGTCCGCGCTTGTGTCGTTGATATCTAGAGTAGATGAAGACTTACCAGTAGTTGTACTACCAGCAGAAGCATTCATGTCATACGTTTCTAGAAAACCAGCTTGCGCGACCGTGTCGTCAGTAGCTACCCAATATTGTTGTTGTGGGTTGTCGAATACAAAAGCGTCTATATCTTCTGAATTCGCCGGTGTTACTTGTACATAATGGTTCGACCATGTCGGCTTCAAAGTTGTAGCCGCATTGTAAAAGATTCCATTTAGTACACCCAAAATAGGGTTGTCCGCAGTACCTTGTCCTTCGACAATGTATCCTGCAGAGGAAGCAACTTGCCCACCACTATATATTGTAGTAGCGTAATTCGCATCGATCTTGTACTTACCTTGACCGGAAGTCGCTGGTGTTGATCCCAACGTTCCTGCCGCAATAAGTCCAAAACCTTGCGTATTTGTGTTTGCCATAGGTTGTTACTCCTTGTGTCTATATTTCTATAGACAGGTTTATATTAAATCGATGATAGGGATTAACCCACGAATTCCTAAATTAGGATTTCTTTGTACCACCGAAGGTTACACGAGATTGCCTTTCAACATTGATCGGCATTCTCTTATCCTGCTCCTTCATAAGATCTTGTTCTATTGCATCGCTTCGCTCTTTATGACGATCTGTCATATATTGCTGACGTTGCTTCGAGATCTCGATCGGTACCTTCGCAAGTAGAAGGCCTCCAACCCCAATTACCCCCTTGTATCTGCCACTATCAATGACAGGGTAGTCAGTAGCATTTTTAACTTCATCAGCACGTACAAGTTCATAACCTTCTCTTAATCGTCCAGTTATATTTTTTACGTCTTGAAAGCCAACGCTCTCTGCTCTTATCCATCTGTACCTGAATCCATCAGGCGCAGGGGGTGCATCTAGAGATGATGGTGGAACCCACACTTTTGGTCTTTCAGATTTTGACCGTGTTTGGTTCGCACGAGATTTATCTTTTGTTTCCATATTACGCTCCTCCCGTGTTTTTTAATTGTTTTGCGTACTCTTCGAGTGGCACTCCTAATTTTTTAGCTATTGCTACCTGTGAAGAAGTGAGTTTCACAGTTTTGCGACCGGGTTTAACGCTTCTTGAAGCTGAAGCCACCGTCTGTACGGGCTCGGTCGAATACTTAGTATTAGTTTTACCAAATTTATGCGGAAAGTCAACACGTATTCTTTTATCTACTTCTGCATAATATTCATCAGATTGTGGATCATAACCTTCTTTATCCACTAGATCTTTATGAATCTCGAACGCTGTGAATGTCATGGCTCTATCTTGTCCGAACCATGTATTCTTTGATGCCCAACCTTCAGCTTTAGGATCTTGAGTAGGCATTTGATTAGCAGGTTGTTTTGGTGTCTGAACATCCGCAGGTTTTGCAGGTGTTTCTGCTCTCAATGCTTTACTCTGTTCTAACTTAGCATTATCAAATGCTAACTTAGCGATCTTTTTATTAGCTTCTACTTGAGCGTTTGCATCTCCAATTTCAATGGCTTTTGCTAAATCTTTTTGAGCAGAATCCATTCCATCTTTAATGCTTGATTCAAACTTCTTAATATAGTCTGCATCGGTCTTTTCAAAACGTTTTTCTATGTCTTTTCGTTTTTCTTCAACGGCTTTTGCATATTCTGTTGCGGCATCTCTTTGTCTTTCCGCTTCGCGCATTTTACGCGTCAGTTTAGCAATCCTCGATTGAACACCTTTACTATATTCTTCTAGTTTGTCGTCATCTTTTATTGGTTCTTCTTTTATTGGTTCTTCTTTTATTGGTTCTTCTTTAACTGTTTCTTGTTCCGTGATTTGTGGTTCTTCTTTCTTGGTTTCAGCAGCTTCCTGCGTGGAGTCTGCTTCTTTGACGTTTTCTTCCGGTAAATCAACCTCGGCCCCTGGGCCAGAGGTATCAATATCTACGGTCTTTTTTTCTTCATCAGGCATAGTTTTATCCTCCTATGATTAATATGCGTGTAGGATATCTTTAGGATCCTTCACGATTGCCAAAATTTCATCTTCATTTAGAAGACGAACTTCTCCTCCTTCTATTTGAATACGCGATCCCGCGTACCTTGCAAAGACAACCCAATCGTTGACCTTGCACCACGGTCCATTGGGATAACGTTCTTTATCGTTATAACACTGTGGTCCCATGGCTAATACCAATCCTGTTTGAGACGCGACTTGTTGTCGTTCTAGAACAGATTCGGTTATTAAAACTCCTCCTTTTGTTTTTTCATTCATTTTAAATGGTAAAACAAGTATTCTCCAACCAGTTGGTTGTGGAAGTTTTGTTGAATCTTTTGTGACTTCTTTTTTAGGTTCTGAATTGTATTTTTCTTCTAACGCTAATTTACGTTTTGGGATTTCTTTGGTGGATGTCGACGATGGTTCCTTTATTGTCATTTTTCTCCTTATCTTCAAGCAGGCTAGAGAGCTCCTGTTTTAATGCTTCATAAGCATTGATCTGTCCTATTATATAGTTGTATTTCTCCATATTGTCAATACCTCCTGAAGTTACAGCAATAGATAATTCCTGTACTCTTTTTAAAATGAATCGATTAATTCTAACTATAACACTTTCTAAACTTGCCATTAATTTACTCCTTCATCCCATATTTTAAAATTCCAAGCCAACCATTGTCCATAGCCGTTTTCATTTTCTGCACATCTAACATCTGACCATTTTAGATCTCTGCTCATTTTTAATTTTTCATAAAAATCAGGATCTGAAATCTTAAAATTTTTAGCATATTCCCAAAATGGTGTGTCATATTTCGAACCATTATGATAGTGCCATAAAATAAAGTTTTTAACTTCCTGCATTCTATTTTGTATGTCGTTACAAATATATTTAAATTTTGTATTCTTATAAATTATAGCACCAAATGTTAATTTAAGCCAGTGCTGATATAGACCTAAAGCCGTGGATTCTAAGGGCTCATAAAAAAATAATTTATTTCCATTTAAAATAACTCTTTCTTGAATAGGTTCTTTGGCCATATAACTAGAAAAATGTAAAGATTTTGGAGAAGTCATATTAAAAATAGAAGAAGCATTTTCTCTAGCCTTTAACTGTGGTGTTATATCTCTATTATACAAATAACCATAAGAAGTAGTATTATTAGTGTTGGGTATGACAAACGTCCAACCATCTGGAGTAGCTACAGCTCGAGTCCAATGTTGATCTTTATCATGAACTTGTTCCACCTCTATGAGTGCAGAATTTAAAGGGCTCTCCAGTGTATTATAATTTTCAAAAGATTTGGGTTTTCCACGACAATCAAAAATCCAATCTGCGTCCACAGAATTTGTGTCCATAACTTTTTTATGCGTTACTTTAAACCAACCTGATTTTAAAACCACATCTTGAAATTTAGAAGTATCCGAATGAATAGCTAATTGATGTAAAGGAAACTCATGAAATATCTTATCTTTTTTCTTACCCCAATTTTCATAAAGAATTCCCGTTTTAAAAGTAAATTGCATTCCCTGCTTATCATAAGGATGAAGACCAAGAGCTGTCCAAAGTAAATTAGGAATGTCAGGTAAAGTACCCTGTCCCACTTCTTCCGCAGGAATAGAGGGATCATATATTAATTCCACTTCAACATTAAACATATTACGAGTGTAAAATGCATAATGAAGTGCTGTTAAACAGCCTGCATTGCCCGCTCCTAAAACAACAATTTTCATTTAAAATAATTATAGTTAAGGTTTTTATCTAAAAGTTTCCATAACAATGGAATAAAAGGAAATGTTTTCATATCTATTTTATTTTCATCCATCTGTTTTGACATCTCTATGGTTTTATTAAACACTTTATTATTTTTTAAATGATCTCCGGTTACTTGTTTAGTATGTTTCCAAAATTTACTATCAAAGATAGATCCTCCATGATAAGCATAACAAATAAAATTCTCGTATTGTTGGGCTTGTTCGGTTAAATCGTTGTTCACTTGTTCTTCTGTTTTATTCTTCCTGATGTAGTCCGTTAAATTTCTATTAATATTATCATAAAAAACTCCAGATAAGGCTTCTAAAGGTTCATAAAAAATAGCTCTATTGCCATTTTTAATAATTCGTTTATTCAAAAACTTATTTACTCTATAAGGTTTAAATTTAAACTCTCTTAACTTTAAAGAAGAAATATTAGTGTTAAATATTTTAGCTATATCTTTTTTAGCTTCCTCAACTGAAGTAATTGTATCATTAAAAAGATAGCCCCATCCTTGTCTAGTCTTTAAAGGTATACCAAACATCCACCCATTTTCGGTAGCTTGATGAAAAGTATGGTTCCAATTTCCTGGCTTAGAAATAGAATGAACTAAAGCATGATTTAAAGGTAGAAATTTAGAAAAAGTATAGTTTTGATAATCTTCTGGATAACCTCTACAATCTATTACATAATCGTAAAATAAATTATTAGGGACTTGCACAACCACTGAATCTTTTGTTTGATAAACATTTTTAACATTAGCTTCTATTCTATTAAATCTACCTCTATATATAGATCTTAATCTTTTAAAGATAACCGTAGCTAAATTAAAATTATCAAAATGCATTGCATAAATAGGTGGTACAATAGGATTAAAGAAATCATTTTTTCTCCAATTTTTATAAAGAACTCCATACTTAAGTGTAGAATCTAATTGGTCATTATCATTATAAATATTAAAATGAGAAGCTTTCCATAAAACATCAGGAGTTTGCCAGTTAGTACTTTCTCCTATTCCTAAAATACTTTTTTCAGGATCAAAAATACAATCCACTTGTGCCCCTTTTAAATAATATAAAAAATGACAAACCGAGATAACTCCTACAGTACCCGTACCCAAAACAGCAATTTTCATCTTCTACTTTCTCAATTTATGTATTTATTTTATAATAAGTCTTTATAGTATTCCCCATAACTCGGATTTGCTACATGTTTTCCAGCAAGGTCCCCCGAGATGTAAGAACCTATATATCCTCCGTTGGCCGCTCTTTTTCTTTTCTTAGCCATTTTCTTGAATGTCTTAGCTAGAGCTTTAGCTCTACCCGTACATCCAGGTTTTGTAATCGGAGTACACTTTCCTTTAGTACCTCTTTTTTTAATTGATTTATTTACTTTTTGAATCCAGTTTTTAGCCATTATTTTTTCTTTTTCTTCTTTTTGTTGTTTTTACGTTTTTTTCTTTTCTTAACAACTTTAGCTTTATGTATTTTTCTTTTCTTAGCCATTAGTCTTTTTTTGGAATGTCTGTTGCACGGTAATCACCTGTTTTTTTCCCTCTATAATCCGTACGTTGCTCCGCTTGCTTTGTAGCTTCCATATCTTTTAATGTTTTTTTACCTTCGCTAATTTTTTTCTTCGCTTCATTAACTTTGTCAATACGTTTAACATGAAGATGAGTTCTAACTTGGTCAGCTCTCTCTTTTGCAGTTCCACGAACATAAGATGGTATTTTACCTGATAAAGGTTTAACACCTTTGATTGTAGGTCCTCTTTCACCTTTAGCTATTCTTCTAGAACGTTGTGCACTTTTAACTTTTTTGCCCAACATTCCAAAACCTCTTTTTGCTGCTCCAAAAATTCCCATTACTTCCAACCTCTCTTAGCTAGTTTAGGTTTGCCTTTTATAAGACCACCTTTTTTGTATCCTCTGTTTAATTCTCCAATAACTCTTCTCTTTTCAGCAACGTCTGCTGCATCAGGATGTCTTCTAGCATCAATTCTACCCATTTCTTCTAATAGGTTAGCTCTGCCGCCTATGTTATGTTTTGCTCTACCACCTGCTTTTAATGGTGTCAGTGGTCTTGGTCCTGGTGTAGGAAGAGACTCTTTAGGATCTTTAATTTTTGGAATTTTTCTTTTAGGTAATGAATCTTCACCCAGATCAACTTTATCAATTGGTTTTATATGCTTGTTCTTCTTCTGAATCCATTTAGTAGGTTTTTCTTTTTTTATTAATAAAAATCTTTGAAGGTCTTTATT